CTAAGGCTTACATTTACAGTTGTTGTTAAATCTGCCATTAGCCCGCCGCTATTGTTAAATCTGCTTGAACTGTTAATTGATCCCCAGCGCCTTTATTTATGACTGCCTCGACATCTCTATTAAGCATAGTGCCCGCTGCATTTGCTGTAAATATACCATATTCAACAATTGCTCCGGTGCCTACACCCGCTACAAACGTGGCGTTACATCGATATATTTGACCGCTAATATAAGAGACCGTACCCGTGTGCCTCGCAGACTCCGTGCCTAAGGCGGTATCAGCAATTAAAGCTGCAGTAGAGTCAGTTCCAATTGCCATATATTTAAATGATAAGGCCGTGGCGCTAGCAGTAGCTTCTACGAGTTGTTCGGCCAACTTCTCGGCTCCGTTTGTCGTGATAAGGTTTTTACCCTCTCTACGATCTTTTACTTTACCATCAGGTCCGGTTAAAATAGCGGTCCATTTGCCTTGAATGCCTAGAATAGGGCCTTTCCCATAGACAGGTTCAAATTTATTTTCTACCACCTTTTTTCTCCTTTATAGACTTGAGCGCCTCTTCTTTATCAACTAGGTCGGTTGAGTGCTCATTTATAATGTGCTCGTACAGGCTTTCTTCACTGATGAATAGTTCTTTACATTTCATGCAATTCATTCCAGGTTTACCAGGTTGATTTAATTCTGACATTCTTTCTGCCATGTCAAATTCCATTCTTAATTTTTTAGGATAAAGTGCCTTACCTGTCCCATCTTTAGCGGGGTTAGTATACCTTCCTAATAAGTCCCTAGCCTTAGCTCTTTGCATCTCTATAAAACCCTTTGCAGGAATCAATAAAGTTTTACCATCATATTTCTCGGTGTAGTCTTCGCTGTGATCATTCCAAACTTTGACTTTCATATTTTATTCCTTTTCTTATGATATTAATCTGAGCAAACCATTTTAAAAACGGTCGCATTTGTAACCTGACTATCTACTTTTACTTTATAGTATCTCATTCCTTCTGGAACGTTTGCAACTCTATCTTCCCCTTCGGGGTTATCATGCTTCCAACCTTGGATCATAAAGTAATGCTCATCCAATCCTGATAGATCATCTCTTACATGAAGTTTCAACTTATCACCGGCATCACCATTCAAATGAATAGCCTTGCCTGCTTTGCTGAAAGTCCACCTGACATTTGCCATGTCGTTGCCTGACCCGAAGTTTACATAAGAATAATCGTAGCAATAAGCTCCCCAGCTTCCGTTATTATTTATAAACCTTTGAGCTGTTAACTCATTTTTGACGACATCGCTACCATCTGTGACCACAAGTTCAAGGCCGTTTGTAAGTGCTCCACCAAGCTTTCCGTAATGATCAGCTCGCCAATTGTAAGTATCTGAATAATGAACTAACATTCTTTCTATATGATATTCCTCCCCTGCAGGAGGTTGGATAAAATAAGTTAGAGTTGTCCCTGACCCATCGGCGTTGACATTAAATGAACCTGTACCATCACCTGTCTTATCCATAAATTGATAAATAGTAGGGCTAGGTTGATCTTCAGTACGATATTCTGTAGCTGCTCCATGATCGGAATATATCGCTCCGAAAGTTCCATCTAAAGAATCCCCACCATATACATTGACATCACAGGTTGCAGTCGAATGATGCTCTGTCATAGCTGGAATTGTTAAATTGATTTTATTCCAACCCTTGACTACATCAAAAACCACAAAGCTTGTACCCGTTGTCATAGTTTTTGTAAAAACTGTTACTGCTGGTGTATTTGCCATTTGGAACTCCTTATCGTGTCCATTGTCCACTATCTCTTTTCGCTGTAACAACTTCCATTCCGACTGCTAAAGTGGGAAGTGATGCAACCTCGAATCTTAGATATGGAAACTGGCCGACATGATCTAACTCGCAATAATAACCACTGACGTTTGTTGCTAATGTCAACACACTGCTAACCGAACTTGCGATCGGTCCTTCACTAGTATTTTGACCTAATATGACTCTAAAGAACGAACCCGATGCATTAGTCAAGGCTACTTGAGGATAGATAGTAGCGATGCTTGCCATGGTTTGACGCTTAACAAATACTTTATCGTATTTAGCATTAAATGCAATTGCACTTGTGAACGTATTAGCACTTGCGCCTGCAGCAAATTCTACTGAGTAAATATTTCTATTATCTGCCATAATTCACTCCTTATCTGCCATATGCATAACAAAAGAAAACGTCTCCACTTACTATGTTTGAAAACCCAATCTTACCTGCAATTGAAGTTCCCTCAGCTCCGGTATTCTTATAAGCAACACAAGCTGCAGTTGCGGCAGATTGTCCAGTAATCTGAAAATGATCGACCACATCCAAGCCCGTATCGACTGTCTGAGTTGTTGCATCTGCTGTGCAAGATAAGACATGACATCTTTTATTTGCTACATTAAATTTATCAATAACTGCTACTGTCCAAGCCATGATTGACTCCTTTTAAAATAATAGTTTAATTTGTCCTGTCAGGGGATCTTTCCCATCTTCAGGTTTTAAGCATTGAGATTCAACCATCTCATGCATGTATTGTTGTGCTATAAATTGACTAAGTGGCATCTGAATGCATTGCTGAATGTTGCCCTCGGGATAGGCTCCCATGCAACCACCTTCGCTACAATTAATCCAAATACCTGGTACTGTTTGAAAAATATAATCAAACCAACTTTTAAAATTCCAATATGAACCCCAGGTTAACACCTTGTGACCAAAGATATCAGTGGCCCTCATGGCATTGCCTATTTTAGAGTCATATTGGGAGTTCCAACCGTGAAACTTTTTACTATATGAAAAGGAAAAATCAGCTCCGATAAAAGCAATTTGACTAGCTCCCATGATTGACTTAGCTATATACATGCAAGCACCTAAGACGTTGCCGCCGTTTGACACAAACATTTCAAGCTTCTCAACATTTTCAATTTCTTTTAGAAGTTGTTGGTCGGGTATGGGAGCGTTAAACCAGTAAACCTCACCTTGCCAAAGCTCAATAAGTTTTGGATCTGTACCAATGAATGCAAGTAGCTTTTTATTCTTGGATCTTTCGAGATAATAATCTAGACCTTTATCAGAACCTTCATGAATTTCGCTGATGGTAATCGGCCCAGCGTCTAAGGTAACGTAATAATCAACATCTATTCCTTTATCTTCGAAGAAATGAAAATTATGTAGACAAGAAATTAAGGGTATATCTTTCTTTTTTAATAACTCATCTGCGTTATCTTTTAGACTAGGGCCCGCACCGGCAACAATCATAGGCATAAGGGCGTGCTTTTTATAAAGCATACCTATATGTTTGTCTTTGAATGGGCCAAACCTTTCGTTATTCTCTTTGATATTTTTTATCCAAGTAGGTCTCCAAGAGTCAATGGTGATCCGGTCGTTTGAACAAGCTTGACCGAAAAGTTCGCTTGGTTTAGTAGGACTAGCGGGTATATAATTCATATACTCGAAGTCCATTTCAACTGTTTTTAACGTCATATAATTTCCCCTTTTCATATATATAAAAAAGTAGGGCCGTGAAGCCCTACACACTTAAATTCTACTGAAAGAAAAAGTATCCGTAACCAGCTCCGCCAGTTGTGGTTTGTAATAACTTACCACAAATTGGTGTTGTGTGACCGTTGATAGCAGTAGCGATAGCACCATTTGCGCCTAGCATAAGTCCACCACCAAGAGCGTTAATAGTTCCGTCAGTCTTAAAAGAAGCAAACCCTCTAGACATAACCCAGCCGTAATATCCGGTAGCTATGGTTTGATGTTTACAAAGACCGAAGCCAAAGTCTACTTGTGTGACTGAAGATACGCTTACATTATAAGTTTGAACACCAGAAATGTTACTCATTACTACAGCGTGTCCTGCAGTGATACTAGCTCCTCCACCGTTATAAACGAAGATATAGTCTTCGCCGTTGATCATTGCTTTAGTTCCAAGCTGAGGAGAATTAACTCCCAAAGTAGCTGTAGTGTTTGATACACTTTCCATTAAAACGGGTCCGCCATATTGAAAAGTCATAATTGACCTCCTTAAATATTGTTAAAATCGATTACGCTGTAATTGCACTCATAGCGCCATGTCTACGGTTATTAGAGCTAGCGAATACGCCCATAAAGTAGATCTTAGCTAATTTTAAATTTTGGTTAGGTGGTTTCATGAACTTCTCAAAGCGAAAATTCTCGTCCTTGTGTGGATATAGCTTAACATACTCTTCATTAAGAGCGAAAAGGTATCCACTAGGTGCTTTGTTGTCAGCAATTATACTTATTCCGTTGAACATAAGGCTTTGAAACCCACCCTTAGCTTCAGACTCGCTCTGGAAGCGTTGTTGGGGCTGTAAAAGATTGTAGTAACGGTCATACATGTCTTGATCGCCAACCATCACCGTAGGATACTCTGTTCCCTCACCACAGTCGCCATATAGACTCTGCATAGCGGCAATTGTCAAGGTTGTTGTAGATGAATCTAACTGTGCTTGCCACCATGAATAGTCACTTTGACTAATTCCACCGATGGTGTTACTAGCAGAACAGATCGCTCGTAATCCTACAATAGCTTTAGCATCAGAACCATCATTGTAAATTCCTTCAGCTAATTGATCTCTAAGAGTCTTTTCAGCATTTTTCATCTTGCTTTTAACAAAGTTGATCTTGCCAGCGTCACCCATGTTCATAAGCTCATCACGTCGTGTAATACTTATGTTTACATATTGTTGCTTCCAAGAATATTCTGCCGCTGTCAAAATTTCATTATCATTTACGTCTAAAGTCTCAGCGCCTTGATACCAGCCTGTTGCAGTGGCTTCAGCATACTCTAAAGGTATAATAGCCTTTGTCCCACCGTCTAAAAGCTGTTCATTTTTCTTAAACCGCTTTAAAAGTGGATGGTTGTTAAATAAATTATCTACTAATTTTGGTAAAAATTTCTTCTCAGTTATTCCTGAAATTTGGTCATATGTTAGAGCCATAAGGATCTCCTTTGATTAATTGCTAAATTCACTTAAGGCTTCATTTGCTAGATCATCCCATGATTTATTTCTAACATTTTCAGCCCGGTTAATTGTCTTCACGGAATTTAAAGTTATCCCTTTTAATCCCATCTTATTCTTGTTTTGCAAGGTTTTTGCAGCGTTCTCTTTCGCATGGATATTAGCTATCTTCATGTGCTCATCAATAAGAAAGTCATTGGCTGCAGCTTTAAAGTTTTTGATATTGCTATCAATGGCGTGTTGTAAAATCTGTTCTTCCAAGCTCTTCCCCTTTTCGTTTTGAGTAGTCCAATCGAAGTTTGGATACTTATCTTTATAAACAATAATATCCTTATCGAGCGCAGCTTCCTCTTCGGCGGCTTGCCTAGTGGTTGCTATCTCATCTTCTTTTTTGAACCGGTCTTCAAACTCATTGATCTTAGCTTGTAGTTGTTGAACGATAGGAGTCATAGGATTAGAACCATCTTGCGCTGCATTGGATGGTTGACCTTGAACTTTAGCCCATTCGTTTTGAACAACTTGTAAGAACTGAGGGTTTTGTACTGTATACTCCTGTATTGTTGCAAGTTCGCCAAATTGACTTTCCAAGCGTTCTTTCTCTTGGGTAATTTGACCTTTTTCTTGCTCGAACACTTCTCTTTCCGCTTTCATATCCGCCATTTTAATCTCGTAGTCGAGACCCTTCTGCGCATATTCAGTGTACTTTTCCTCATTAACTTGTTTTACGTCTTCGCCTCTTTTTAAGTCCCATAATTTTTCTGTCTTCTCGGTATCGGTCTCAGTGGATTGCTCCGCACCTTCTAACCCGGTATCGATGGTTTGTTCATCCTCCATTGGAGTTTCAGAACTGGCACCCATAACATCATCATAAAGAGCATCATAATCTTGTTCTTGACTTTCTACCGGTTGACTCTCATTTTCTTTAATCGTATTTTCTTCCATTTAATCCCCTAAATTTTTGGTTGAGCTCCTTGAGCCATAATGGGTACAGCGCCTTGTGATTGCTGTGCATCGGCTTGTTCTGGAGCTCCACCTTGTGAAATATTTTGAATCACTTTTTGATAAGACTGTAATAAGTGTTGAACCTCACCAGCGTTTGAAGGAGATTGTTGCTCGACTACTACAACTAATTGACCGAGGTCGTCATTGATTCGATTCACTAAAGCCTCTGGGTCTACTTGAGCTTGTTGAGCTTGTGGCTCTGCTTGTGGCTCTGCTTGTGGTTGCCCTTGAGGTACTTGATTCATATCTGCCATTATTTTGCTCCTTGTGGGCCTGCTTGTTGCGCTTGCATTGCAAGGGCTTCAGCCTCGGCTTGTTTACGTTGGTTTAATTTTTTTAATATTTTTTCTTTACGTGGCCATTCCATAGCCTCTAATAAGTCCTCTTCGTCTATAACTCCAAGTTGAAACAATTCCCTAGCTTTTGCAGCCTTAGTCGCTCTAGCAAAAGGTAACTCTGTTCCAGTAATGATTCTAACATCTAACTGACCTTTGATATCAAATTCCCTTGGTTGACCTTCGATAGGGTTGCCTTGCTCATCAACGACGTATGGAGTAATGGTGGCAAGCTGAGCCTGGACTTGTCCGGTCTCATCGAGTTGTTCTTCAACATGAAATTTAAAATACCTTGCGGCCTCAGGAGTATCAGTCAGTCTTATCACCCTTGGCTCAGTATAGAATTGTAATATTCTAGATACCTGCAATCGGCCTGCTTGATTAAGGAATGTTTCTAAGTTTCTAGACTTCATTCGGATCTTACTTTGTGCAGCCTCTTGCAATCTTTCGATAGCTACTCCACTAGCATTGGATGAAGGTGTTGCGCCTTGAGATACTTCGTTAATGCCACTCTCTTTTTCAAATAAATTAACCAACCTATCTAAGGTTTGGATTATATATGGTTGTAATTGCGTTCCAGCTTCACGCCTTGGTTCAAAACCATCATTATATGGAATGACTAAACCAGGTGCGTTTATTAACTGCTCAGCATCTATCCCACTGCCATTTGGAACTTTCCAAATTGGGTTACCAGTTAGAATTAACACGTCCAATATATATGACATGATTTTATCGATCATCATATTAGTTGACTTCATCATCCTTACTTCGCCATCTCCCCAGAACTCACGTGGCATCTGATTATCGACATAGCGGGCGAAAGGAAACTTACCATCAGCATATGGATTATCAATATCTTCTAATAGAGTTTTGCCAGCAATCACAATCTTGCGACCCCTGGGATACTTTTTCATTTGCTTAAATGCCTGGGTGACATTACCGTCTTCATCGGCCTTTTCTATTTTCTCTTCAATAACCTCATCATCATTCATCCAACATTGGATTAATACAACTTGACTATCTGCGTTACTTTCGCCTGTCCCCTGGGTCTCTACTAGGTCAGCATTCGCAGCGTTTGTCTGCACCCTTGGGTCTTTCTCGGCTCTCTTCTCTTCCAATACCCCAGCTTCTGATAGGACATCGGCTTTAATCTGACTTGCCTTATCAGGATAGAGTCGTTTGACTTCAGAGATATCTTTAGGCTCTGCATAAATTACAAAGTTACAGGAGGGGTGATTGATCTCTTGTGCGCTTGGATCCGGAAAGAAATACAATGGATCGATAGTATTAAACTCGTAATCACCGATCCCATAAAATTCATCTTTATTCCAAGGTACTTCCGAAATAGATGTACCGTAAATGGATGCATCAATAATGGCATCAACAACAACTCTTGAGTAATCTTTTCTATCCCATTTAGAACGAAGGATATGAGTCATAACTTCAGAGAAATCAAAATCACTTGGCTCCTCTGGAACGGTTTCAATGTTAGGTCTAGTATCGGTCATAATAGGCGCTATCACGTTTTGAATAGCTGACCTGGTTAGATTTAATACTTCAGAGTGTCGGTACGATGGTCTTTTTTCTTTCCAGTGTTTGCCTCTATAAAATTGATAATTCTCAACCCAATCTTGATCGTAAGAAGCCCTGAAGCGCTTAGCTTTTTCAAGTAGCTTCTCGACCATCTTAATGACTTGCGCCTCTTTATTTTCTTTGTCCTGTTTATCAAGGCTTTCATCCTTTGAAGGTGCTTGATGCTCGTCAATTTTATTTGCCATTATACACTCTCCCAGTCAGATACCGGCGGTTTAATATGTTTACCTTGATCTTCGTTACCAACCTCTTCAAAGCCAAGTCGCTTAGCCTCGTAAACCTCTTCTTTTCTAGTGCTAACACGTTTACCTAAAGATGACGAAAAGTAAGGAGTTTCTAAAGACGAATTATCGATGTGAGTTAATGATATAAGTCTAACCATTTTCTCTTTACAAATAGGACAAACCTCTTGTCTTTCAAACTCCTCGAGACCTTTAATAATTTCATCTCGATAATTACAAATAGGGCAAACGTACTCGTAGACCATTTCGACTCCTAGATTGTTAAATTCTTATTTGGGATAAAATCAGATATGTGTCTTATATAATCGGATATAGATTAGTAATACTAACAAAGATAATTTGATCAGTCAATCGTGACGTACAAAACCACCTCGGTTTCTATTCTTTAGATAATCTATTTTCTTATAGGGCTCTCTTGGGATCTCTTTATTTTCGTTTGGTACAAAGGGGGAACTCTTCTTTAAGCTTTTGTTATACTCTAAGAACATTGTCACAAGCCTATCAGCATCCATACCATGATCGTTCTGCTTTACGGGTAATTGTTCTTTAGCATCATCATCTATCTTGACCTCTTTATCTTCCGGATAGTGATAGGTTGAATACTCATCTAACCCTTCTGGGTTAAGGTCTTCAAAGATAAAGAACCTCTTCTCTTTTATTAATCTCAAGTGGCAATCGATACCAGTTCTTATTGAGTTATCCCCTGGAATAGAAGTTAAGCCGGCTCTATTAAATGACTCAATGCTTTTTGGTTCGGCAGGATCACATACAAATATTTCGATGTTAAACATTTGCTGTCTAACTTTGCATATCTCTATCATTTCTTCGAGAGTCATCTGTGTACGATAATACTCTGATATTCTGTAATGTAAACCGTCTGGTGTTATGGCTCTAATGACAAGGGCAAAGGGGTTGGTATATCCCCAGTCAACGCCTGCATAATATTGAGTGCCGATAGGCATTATGAATGACTGACACCTGTTTACATTGGGATACACAAGCCCTTCCATTTGTCCGAACACGCCATTATATTTCATATTGAAACGGGTAATATCTAAGATACCTTTTTGTCGATCATACTCTGCCTGTGGAAAGTTGGGATTATCAGTTGACTTAAATGTAATAAATGATACGTCGTCTCGCTTTCCCTTATTCCAGTCAATCCATAATTGATATAACCAATTTAGGGCGTACGGAGTAGTAGTGCCAATGATTTGCGCTTGTTTAAAGGCTGCCCGACCCATGATATTTTCCCAGGCAAACCGAGATAATAACCCGCATTCATCCGCCCAAATACTTTCAACATCTGTGATTCCCTCACAGGAATTTGGATCAGTCATTGATCTAATATAAGTAGTGGGTCCGTGACTCCATTTAAATGTTGAGTCAACCTTATTGTATTTCCCAAACTTTGACCACGTACCAAGGAACTTTGGAAGTGATGCTTGTTGTAGTATCTTATAAGTAGGAGCCACTATGATATGGTTTGCCGACCTACTGCCGTTGGTAGCCTTGAGACCTGACCAATAAGATCCCATTGAGGTTTTGCCTGACTGTATACCTGCAGCCATTATAATAATTTGTTGTAAAGCATAATGGGCTAGAACCTGATATTTATGTAATATGAATTTCATAACTTTGGTCTAAACCAACCATCTTTACCTTCTTTTCTAGAATAATCTTTTGGTTCTTTATAATACTTATCAGGGTTTCTAATCCTGTCAACATACTCAGTGAAATCAAAGTAGTTAAGTGACACGCAAGCATCGGGAGTTTTAACCTCTCCAAATAATAAGTCTACATGAACTTCAAATATTCTATAATCACAATTCAAAGCCTCTTTAATTAAGTCAAACCCTTTAGTATGATCTGATAAACCCATAAAGCTGTTTACTATCTCATAGTCTCTAGGGTTCGCAGGATAATTACTCACAGTTTCGATGCAAAATACATCATAATCTATTGCATCAATATCATAAGCTTTGCCCGATTTAATGATATCCTTACCTTTAGATTTAACATGATCAACTAGATATTCCCAGTTGCCCTCTGGCGCTGCGATCTTATGGACATCAACAAAGGGATCGATAAAATTATAACCCTCCGGACTAAACGCCGAACACATAAAATCAATACCCACAGCATCACAATATGTTTTAATCCTTGGTACCCATGACCGTGGGAAGACATAATCATTTAACTCGGCCTCTGGGTCTTCATATCCATACAATTCAAGATGGGTAAATATTTGAAACTTAACTGCATCGGATCCGGCAACATGAGCTCTATATATTTGCTCTAGTGTAATGTCAAAACACGATTCATAATCAGGATACTTTCGCCAGTTGCTACCTATTTCTGCAATGATATAAGGAATCTCTTTTTCCATGCATTCTTTGAATTTCATATTACCCTCTAATGTTTAAAACTTTGAGCAGGTGAAGGTTGAACGCTTATCTCTTCTCGATCTGTCACAATCACGATAGGCTCTACGTTATTGTAATCAATCTCTTGCCTGTCCACTTGGTTAAGATATTGCTTACCTAACCATATTGCCATGCCTGCGCTCTTCTCAGCTAACCTAAACTGTGTTCTTCTGAGACTCATTAGGCCGGAAGCCGTAAACCTTTTATAAGCATCGGAAAAACTTAACTTGTAACGCTTATGGATCTTCTTTAATAGAGTCTTGTCGGTTAGGTTCATCACACTGCATATCTCGTACTGAGTGCATTGGATCATGCATAGGTTCTCAAACAATTCATTATCAAATTTCTTCTCGGGTCTAGCCATTTTATATTCCTTTTAATTTAAGGTTTGGCATTATGATATCATATTGTTGTTTACTATTTTATAATAATTTTATAAAAAAATAAGTACACAATGTCAATATCGGAATTTAAAGGGGGGATCATGAATTTTTTAGATTACCAGCTACTTGATGATCATATTTTAGATTATGATGGGGAAAAACACTTACAGTATACTCATAGGGCAGGCTTTGAAGACCCCACAGAAGATTTACCTAACCAGGTTATATTACCAATCAGTTCTATTAAGGATCAAGGCCCGAATGGATCGTGTACCGGGTTTGCTGCAGTGGCCACACTGGAATCTATAATATATAGCAGCTATGGTAAGCCTGATGATCTGAGTGAGCAGTACTGTTATAGCATGAACAAATTGCTAGACCCTTGGAAAGGCACGTATTACAGTGGTTCAAGTATATATGCTGCCAGCAAAACCTTATCATTGTACGGTTGCTGCCATGAGACTCTTTGCCCTTATACTGCTAGTAATTTTGTAGCACCGACCGAGACTATGTTATTAGATGCTAAAGGCAGGATAGCTCAAAACACTTATAGATCATTTTTTGATAAGAGATTTTTAATGGATCACTTAGCTAAAGGTCGACCATTAATGATTTCCTTTAGAATGTTTGAGAAGTTTAGAAACCCTCGGAATGGAATCATTACCGATACAGGTCAAGTGAACTCTAGTGGGGGTCATGCTGTTATGATTTATGGATACGAGACTATTGATGATAATGTCTACTTTTTAATCAAGAATTCCTGGGGGGTAAAGTACGGACACAAAGGAGTTGTATCAATTCATTGTGAAGTATTAAAGAGCGTGCTTAAGTCTGTGATAGCAGTTGAGGGAGTCACTAAAGATTATAAGTTTGGTCCGCCGACCGGTATTATATTACCACCGGCTCCCGATAAACCTGAAGTGCGAAAGTCAAAATGGTCTAGATTTAAGAGGTTGCTTTATAAAGTATTTACATGATATACTCATGATATGCATAAATTAAAAAAGTTTTGGAATAATCTATTCAACCATGCCAGAATGAAAAAGTTTATCTTTGAAGATGCAGAAGATTTTGCATCATTTGGAATTGAGTACTACCTCAAAAATGGTTGTTACAGTAAAAAAGTGATCTTTTGTGAGTATATGAGACGTAAAAATGGCAGATATGGCGCTAAAAAACTACTTAATTGTGCAATTGAGTATGATGATAATAAAAGGGCCCTCTTTGAAAAACCATTCGACACTTCAATCTGTGATAAAATTGAAAACGATGTTGATCGCGCTATCTTATTGTTGAGAGTTAAGTATGGCCTAAAATATGTTGAAATTGCACACTTATTCAATAAGTCGTCAACCTGGCCCATTCATCGCATGAAAGAAATCAGGAAGATCTTAGAGTTCCATTACAGCTTTTAAACAAGCAAACTCTCTTTCAGTAAACCATTTTACTTTAAATAGAACCTCAACCTGCTCCTCATCAGCTAATAACTTCCAATCAAATATTTTTATAAGATCCGGACAGATAGCCCAACCGTCAATAATGTCGTTATAATAAAATAAGTATGGTTTTTTAGTTTTCAAAGTCATTATACTCTCTATCCCATTCTTTAATTGCACTAGCTTGGACTAAATTCTTTCTTTCTAACACTTTTAACTGAGCATAAACCTTCTAACCTTCTTTGAGTCTGCGTTAGTTTATCTAATTTGTCAAAGTCAGATTCATTTGCATTTATTATAGCATGGACCAAATGTTTAATCTCAGCTACTTTACTCGTGACCAGTTCCTTTAAAGTTAACATTTTTGTCACATTAATTGAAGTCATATAACCCCCCTTATTGATTGTCTATAATTATTTGGGAGGGGTGTCAATCATTGATTTAATTATTGATTAATTTTATTATTTAACTATTTTAAATCGGTGGGTTGAGTCTTTAAGTTTTTTGATTTTAGAGTCCAAATATCTCACTCTATCTATCTTTTGAATCTTCGTTTCATTATCATCTATCATTTTTTGGACAAGTTTTTTAATCTCTTTCGATAATTCTGTAACGCTTAATCCATGTTCTTTCATATTACTTCCAATCATATAGGTGGGGAGGGGCGCTTACTCGGTTTGGCAGTTCATAAAACCCCCCCCCATATTTACACTCTTTCCCAAAACAAAGGATACTTGCAATCTGGACAAGCAAAGGGTTTTGGATCCCCTTCCCTAAGTCCTCCTAGCTTTGCAGTACCTTTGTTGCCAAACCAGCCACTGGGCCATTGTCTATATCGCTTTTCGATGCACATTGGGCTATCACAATAAGCGTTATAAGTATATTTTCTAGCAGATTTACCTGACTTATCATCTTCTGTACTTTCATCGACCGCATTTTCATTGAAATTATGTTCCATATATCAATTATAACATACATTTATAATTCATCCTTATTATTTAATTTAAAAGTGGCATAACGTGCCATAACTGCAGGTCTAATGCCGGTAGCCATCCAAATTCTAAACATCAATATAGCTGTAATATTAGTTGAAACATCATTTATATAAGCATGAATAGTCTGTTTTTTGCAGTCGGCTTCACGTGCTAGCCAAGCTTGACTCTTCTCTTCTTTTTCTAGATAGTCAGCAATAGGGTTTTTCATACATACCTCGCTGCGATTTGCCTGCAGCTATAACCTTAAGGCCGCTATCTGCCAAACCTTTCATAAACTCATTCATTCGATCCATTTTGTAGAAGGTTAATAGCTTAACTGATTCCTCTTCCTCGTAGCATACAAAGTATTTCATCATTAGCTTTCATTAAAAGTTTACATCGACATAAGCGCCTTTTATATTATCAATCTCATCTAATTCGCCTCTTTCAAAACAGACTTTACAAGACAGCTCACAACATTTATCTTGGTAGCCATAAGTCCAACAATCTTTTCCTAGAAAGTCATCGTTCTCACCTTGGCCTATGACATCTTTAACTTGTTGTTTTGACATCCCTCTTTTCAACATTTGAGGAACCACCAGATCAACTTCATTCTCTATATCAATATCTAATGCTAGAAATTCAACGGCAATCTTTTGATTTGCCTTTAATTTAAGCAATTCCGAAAAAGAGGGACAAATTGAAGCTTTAGTTTCGGCTTGAGCTTTAATTTCTGCCTCCTTTTTAGCTGACAAGTTTACATCGCCTGTCATATCGCCACAATTAGATAAGACCAAAATACCTAAAATAGATAACATTTTATAAAGCATCACTTCCCCCCTCTAAAAAAGTTCTCAAAGTCCTCACGGTCCCAAGGCCATATTTCTTTAGTATCCTTGAACATGATAAGCATATTCTGATGGGATGATCTTTCGGCTTCTTATCCGGAAATGATCCCCCCTGAGTCATATTTTTCATCTTATTACAGCCTGGGCATTCTGATTTATTCATAATTATTTATCCACACAAATTCCAGTGACTTTAAATTGCCCTATATAACACTTCTCAAGGGCTCCACAATTCCAGTCACCATAGCATTTTTCCCCTAAACTATCCACTGGGCCTAATGATGATGAGCTATCTTTTGCTTGGATTATTCCACCAAAATTACAATTACTTAGACTTATTAAAGCGATCACACAAATTAATTTTTTCATACTTTCCCCTTAATTAAAATGATTACAAAAATAGTAAACCCAATTAATGCTATAATCTCTATTAGGTTCACTTAGATCCCCCCTTTATCGTTTCCTTACTCTACTTTCTATTATACCAAACTACACAGTAAAGTCAATTGTAATTGACTTAAAAAGGAATATCTTCTGCTATGGGCCCGGGATCATTATCATCTTTTTTCCAATCCGCTGGAAAGCCACCTTGATTATTTACTGGTGCTTTTGTTGGTGGAGGGGTAGGTTCTGGTTTATCATTCTCGGGGTCGGTCGACTCCCCTTCTATACCATCTGCTAACATAAGCATAGTGGTGTAAGCATACTTTTTGGCTCCTGTCATGGCACAATACACAGCTTTATCGCCATTATCTGACCCATAACCCCAGTTATCAAACTCGATCTTGTCTTTACCATCTGTGAAAGTATGCTTAACCTTTATTCGCGTCCAGTTCATTTTGCCTTTTTTGGTATCAAATGAACCTAAATGTTCTTCGAGTACACTATTATAGTATAGTACTCCATTTTTAATCATAGCCGATCTTATCGCTGTTAGAATGTCTTCATATTTTAGATATTTATACCCCTGAAATTTATTATGTCCTGTTTGTATAACCTTCTTAGTTTCATTCATCACATTTAAAATTCGTTCATATATTTCCATACTTATCCTATATTTTAACCATTTTCTGCCGTTTCTGCAAAACTTTTTCAATAATCCTGACAGCTTGCCTGCAACTCTCTTTAGATGGTGGTTTCCAGCCTGGCCTGATCGGGCTATTGTCGATGATCCACTGTCGGGCTTCATCGTTTGTCATGTTATAAAATATGCTGTCTTTTTTATCCATTGCCCTCACCATATCCACAACCCTCACCATCACCAAAACCATATCCATCACCATACCCACTACCACTACCATACCCACTATTCATTTTTCCCATATTTTAACCGAGTCAAGTGCCTTGATAGCTTTTGCTGTCATAGGAATAATTTCAATAATCTCTGTTAGCTCCACAGATTCTACAGCACACGGAAATTTACAGTTCTCAGGTGCAGAAGATCCCTTTGTTGCTAGCTGTGACAATGAAGCCGCACCATCCCAATACCAGACGCGCCTTGCTTTTTTCACTACTCCATGTTGACCTTCTAATGACTCAAGTTTTCCATAAAATACGCCTGCACTATAAGTCCTTACCATACAAATTTTACCAATATTTTTTGACTTCATTTTATCCCTTTTTGTTAAAAATTAGTTTTTATTTTTTAACATCAACCATCACCATCACCATATCCATGCCCACTACCATTACCATATCCATATCCATCACCATCACCATCACCATATCCATGCCCACTACCATCACCATCACCATATCCATATCCATATCCATCACCATATCCATGGCCAGAACCATTCCCAGATCCATCTCTATCTAGAATCATTATTGTCATTCCTTTCCATTTTGTGCAGTGATCTAGCAATTATTGACGTTAACACTTTACCCTCAATCTCTTTGTATTTGATCTGACCTTCGATCATTAGCTTCTGACCCTTATGCAATGGCATTGACCATTCTATTATTTTGCCAAAAAGGATTACTGAATGCCAATTCGTGACCTTTTCATCCAGTATTTTTTCGCTAGTAGCAAAATTTAATCTAACGTATGACCCATCATTGTAGTCCTTAATCTCAGCATCACTTCCGAGATATCCAATCAACGTGACTCTATTCATTAGTGTAGCTCCCTATCAGTTGCGTCAAGTAACACTTCTTCAACATAATCTCTAATCCTAAACTTCTCACCACGCTCCAAATATTTAAGCTTAATTTCTTGCAGCCTGACATAAACTTCTCGTGGAATTTGAACAGTTGTATTTAATTCTTTTTTCATCTCTATCCCCCTTGTTATTAATCAATATATATAGTATTATTTTTTTATTGTAAAGTAAAAAAGACTTTACAATTTTATTTATTTGTTCTAAATTCAAATTAACTTAATGTTAAAGAAAGAGATGCAAGATGATAACTCCAAAAGAGTTGAGCCACTTAATTGATATGGGTAATGGTTACTTACTGATTTATGCTCACGTTTATAACCTAGCTAAAAAGTCAGAATTTGTTGATATTAGTCACAGAGAATTAGCCGATTTAACAGGGCTTGAAAAGACATTTATTAAGAAGAGACTTTTAAAGTTAAATAAGTATATTGAAATCTTGCCAAGACAAGGAAACTCTCGTACGACACTAGTCGTAAAAAAGAAACAAAACAATAAGGTTGATCTAAAATATACCTACGATCAGATTGATTTAGACATAGCTGAGTTAATATTAAGTAGTGTTAAAGCCAACAATAAAAAAGCTCTCAATTTAAGCAAAGTTAAAATTCAAGATTGGGCGACCGACATTCAAAAGCTTCAAAATGCTTTAGACGATTACGACATTATTAAGAGAGTTGTTAAAGCAATATTCAAGGATCATTTTTGGAGTCAAGTAATACAATCGACAAGTGGACTAATTAAGCATTGGGATAAATGTGTAAAATTAGTTGATCAAAAAACCAGGGAAGAAATGGCTGATGAAGTACGCAGAAGAGAGCGTGCAGAGTTTGCCAAGAGGTTCATGGGAAGTGAAGATATCTAAAGGTTACTATCTCGGAAAAGTAATGGATTACGAAGAGATTCAAGGCAAGCGCCTTGGGACCGATAAGTTTGTGGATTACTTATGGAAGCAAATAGAAGGGTGTAGTGAAAACGCCTTCGATCAATCAATGGAAAGAGTTATTAATGAAGGTGTTAAATTCCCCAGTGTAGACTCATTTACTGTCATAATAGATGGTATCGATCGACCTGATTGTAAAGAATATGAATCATGCGATCATACGGCCTGTCTAGGGGGTAGGATTAGTTTAGAAAGAAAAGAGGATAGTACCGATCATATATTTCTTTGTCCCAATAGAGACTGTAATAGCGCTAAATATTGGAAGCAGAAATACTATAAAACTTGTCCCACTGATAGATCGGTCTGGCGCAATAAATTTGGCCCTCAAGAAATTGCTGAGTTTAAAGATAAAGTGGAAAAAGGGTTGATCAGTAAAAACCTAAAAGAAGTTATTAATCAGTTATCAAAGAAAATGAGTTTCTAATGATTACAATATTTATTATACTGTTACTTACATCGATATTTGGATTGATAATCTTTGTAACAGTGTTACATTTTATATTTGGTAGTGTAGCCAAGGATATCTTTAATTTAGGCAGGACTGGTATAACTCCTTGTGAAGTACATATTACAGATAATGAAGTGACTGTTACACCCCTGGATAATAATTTAAAATGATCATTTACAAATTTAGTGTTTTATTATAGTGTTTTTATGAACATGATTTAAAGGCTGAAATGACTGAGTTTTCGCAAAATCTCATTAAAAAATTGAGGACCGGTGTTAGGGCCGGCCCAATGGACACGGTAATGCTAAGTTGGGCGTTAAGACCTGTCACCCGCAGGGCCAAACAATTACTTGATACATTGACCATATCTAAAAAAATCTTACTTGAAACAAATACCCACTTTAATGGTGTAGATACTAACCCAGTAGATAGTATCAAATCAAGTAAAATTATTTAGCGTATTTCATAATGGTTCTTACTTAAGTTCTTCATTAGTTTTTCCACTAGCAGACAGGGCCTTACCCATCGGGGCTTCCAAGGCACTAAAAGTTAGGTTAGGGTATAGGGTTTTTTACTCTTGACTCTTTGTACCACTCTCCCTTATTATAACCCCAATTATGCATTTACAACTCAGATTTACAATTCCCTGGAACTCAGATTTATCTAAAAATAAAAAGTTTGGATCAGGTAGAAAGAAATTTCTTAACCCAAAATATCGTGATGCTAAGACAGGGGTTTTTTGTGCGCTTCTATCAGCAATGAATAAAATTGGTATTACAAGGTTACCCTACACAAAAACTCTCATTAAGATCTATTGTGCGAAGCCTAATAATCGATCTGACTGTATCAATGTATCAGAATCAATTTGTGATGCGATTAAAGGTAAACATGGTATCGGGCCTGATGATAATTTATTTGCTTTAGAAGTAGATTATATAATTGATAAGACGGACCCCCATATCGATATTGAGATATGGAGCACTACATTAAATGATATGTCAATTTGTCCTGAATGTTTAAACTTAAAAGACCCAAACCAAAAATGTAATTGTGGTTGTAAAAGGAATAGAGTTATAGGCTAGAGCAAACGTAATTGTCGATAAGCTTTTCTAACTTATCAAATGATAGGCAATCATGAATTGGTATCTCACACTTCAGCTTCTTACTAATATTAAATGATATCTGTTCAATAATTAAATCTTTAGCTACAACACATAATATTGAAGCTGGGGTACCAATCATCCCATCACTCTTATAATTATCATATGCTCTTAAACAGATTTGATCAGGTATTACCTTTAACTGTTTACGAGTCTCTGCATAATTACATTTGCATCGTTCACTTAGATCTAATGCTAAGGCTTCAACCTTTGGCTCAACATAGCTTAAGCACTTCTTTTTGTACTTCTCACAAGCTCCAATACTAAATAGAGCTAGTAATAATAAGATCGTTAATATTTTCATCAATCCCATCCTTCTTTTTTATCTAAAGCCTCCGCTTTCTTAGCTTCAAGAGCTTCAGAATTTCTGATTATTTTATTCTCTTTTGGTTTGGGTCTTGATGATATTTTAACACTCTTACTGTTTTCGTCAAACGTTATTGTCTGTTGTCTATTTCTCATTTGGAATATTAGATAGATACCAATAATTAATTGTAATGATAGCATGACTAGAATTGTTTCAATCGCATAATTCATCCCATTCACTCCTTAAAATTGCAATCATAAATGAATCTAAATAAACACCTTTTTTAAAATGAGTTTGCTTAAGTTTACCTTCAATTTTAAATCCCATGGATGTGAACAGGTCAAGAGCTGGGTTTTTGGAAAAGGTCTCTCCCCAAATTCGATTGAAACCCCAAGCCTCAAAGCCATGTCTTATCAAGCAGTATAAAGCATCTTTACCTAACCCTTTACCTTGAGCTTCAGGTTTAATATAAAGACTAAACTCTGCAGATCGATTTATAAGATTAATGCTAGTGAAGCCACACACTCCAACCTCTTCGCCATAGTAGTCTATACCGTACATTTTAATAAGCGGATCGGTTTCTATCTTATCAAGCCAGTTAAGTTGGTCCTGAGGACTAATCAAAGTATGCTGACGGCAATAGTCATAAACCGAACTTTCGTTCCTCCATGACATGGCTTCAACCGGTATGATGCCTGTCAGACTTACTCTTTTATTTCCATAAGATATCATAATGCATCAAGCCTCTTCTTTACCTCTTCATAGGATCCGTCAATCATGATAGGTTGCCCTGGGATCACTAGGATACATCTATTATGGAGTTTCTCACCATCTTTATAGCAAGGTGCTATTCGTGACACAGTCTCCATATTGACCATCTCATCACAAGCAACTAAGATAGGTTTTTTTTTAGGCTCTGCAATATTTTCATGAACTCTAAACGATAAAAATTGTTTCATTACACATCCCTTACTTTTTGAGCGAAAGGCTTCAATGGCCTTGCTCCGGTTAATTCAACTTGATTTAATTCTATCTTCCTTAAAACCCATTCTGATACATTGAGAACGTTATGAGTCTCTGCAGCTAGGTCGAGATTAAAGAAAAATGATGGTCCAAATAATACCCCAGCCTTACACATTTCTTGAAAGAATAGGGACTTTTCTTTATCTCTTCCGGTAAATATCCCTCGAGTCGGATACCCTTCTATCTTAATAATTTTAGGAGCGAGTTGGTTAAACTTATCAATAAACTTTCTTCCCTCTAACCAAGTCCGATCTATTGCATAAGAACTCTTAATTAACTCACAAGCCTTTATGCCGGCAGCAAGGGAAAGCAGATCACCTGCAAAGGTTGAACTTACAAAATAATCCGCCTCCATGATCTTAGCCCTGCCACCAACAATACTTAAAGGAAGCCCTCCCCCTATGCCTTTTCCCAGACAAATTAAGTCTGGGTTAATTCCATATTGTTTTGCAACGCAATATTTAGGCCAGCGAAAGCCTGTTATGATTTCATCAAATATTAAGACAATTCCATGAGTGTCACAAAAAGATCTAAGGTCTCTTAAATACTTGATCCGCTTAGGTGAGTGATCTATTATTACAGGCTCTAATATAATGCCTGCTATCGTATCTTTATTTTCAAGATTCTTTTCATTTAAATGTTTCATAAAACCAGAATCAATTACTCCATTCGCAGGGGGAGTAAGAGATACAAATTCATCATGCCAACCGTGGTAGCCTTCGCTAAGGATCAATTTCCTGCCCGTATATGCACGAGCAATTTTGATCGCTGCCGAACAAGCCTCTGAGCCGGTCTTTAAAAACCTTAAACGGTCCATAAAAGTAAACATGCCTTTGAAAATATCTGCAGCGTCTACTTCTAGAGTTGATGATAAACTATAAACTGCACCCGTTCTCAATTGTTTAGTTACAGCTTCACGAATTTCTAAGTTATCATAGCCAAAGATATTAGTACCCAGGCCACAAATATAATCAATAAACTTTTGGTTATATTCATCAAAAACATAGCAACTTTGCGAACGAGATATATGAGTTGGGTATATTCCCTTAACAAAACTTTCTGGCCTTTTGCTATTAGTTAGCGCTCCATGCGCTATGCTTATATTAGCCCTATCTAAGTATCTCATGCAATACAAATTCCAGTTGATTGTGCTTCATAGCGTTTATTTTTTATCGTCTTAATAACATTCAATGCTTTGTGATATTCTTCTAAAGTATCGATAGAGGTTGTAATAAAGCTCTCATCAAATTGCTGCAGGATATGACAGATGGTAAATGGTAAATCAAAATCTTGATTCTTTTGATACTTAAACATCTTTAAAGTGACGTGCTCTCTCTCTTCAGGTAGCTCACTAATGGAATCAAGGAATTGCATTAATCCCCTTGATAGAACTTCAGTGTCATACCCTTCTTTGAACGTTCTCACTAATACATTGCTAATATAGTCACTCTTTTTGATGACTGCGCTTTTAATACATCTCGATATAATATGAGGTGGTATAAAAGGGCAATCGCTCGTAATGCGGCAAATGTAATCAGAATCGTATTGATGAAGAGCTTTAATATATCGGCTAATAACATCTAACTCACTCCCTTCGACTATCTCAACTTTACCCTCGTACAAGTCTTTTAGTTTATCATCCTTTGGGATCAATAAAGCTAGGTCTACATTAACACCTAAGTTTGATCTATTTAGAAAGTCCATAGCCTGCTTACATGAGTCAAGAACCCACTGCAGGACTGGCTTACCACCTAGATCCATATGTATTTTATTTGGCAACCTGGTACTAGTTGATCTAGCTTGAATTCCTATTAGCACTTTCATAAGCAAACACCTTTTCATGAGCTTCTAAAATATCTTTTTTACCCCAAAGACTTACCATATCCGTTTGGAAGTCGGATAGCATTTTCAAATATAATCCGTCGATATCATCCTTGGACAGTCTTACTCCGTTTATTTTACATTTCCAAACTGGACTATTAGTTTTAATAATTAGATCACCTCTTGCTAGATGAATTAGTTGTATGCAATCCCAGAATACACCGTCTTTACCAGTATTATAATAATTATAATAAGTGCCAGCGCCCAAGCCAAGCTCTCGAATATAATTATATTGATTTACCATAAATAATGGGGTATCAAACTTTTCCATTAGGAGCTTTAATTCTTCAAAGTCTTCACGGGTTTTGACGATTGGCTTTTCACATAAAATGGGTTTGCCGTATGGCATCAGATCTTTTAAAATATCAATATGGGTTTCAGTAGGTGTAGCGATTATATATTTATCTGCTATCCTTTGAACTGATATTATCTTCTCTTCATCGGCTTCATAATCCCAACCACAACATTCCTCTTTTAAGAATTCCAATCCAATCCTATACCTATAACCCATGTTACCTTTTATGCCTACAATACCGATCATGACAGCCCTTTCAATATTGGGAACAGTAAATCTTCTAACTCTTTTTCATTCATCAGATAAGTTGGATTATTACTGTAAGCATCTTTAACACCATTTTCCGCTTCTCTTGATAAACACTCATGCAATTTTTCACCTGGCCTAATATCAACTTTCTTAATCTTGACATTATCTTTATTTAAAAACCTTTGGATGGTCTCAGCTACATGATACACAGAAGCGCTTCGAATAAAAGGTATTTTTAAACCACCATCAATCTTATTAGCGCTGTCAATCACAAAATCTGCAGCTTCATCTTGAGTTATCCAAAAACGAGTCATTTGCATTGACGTAATATTGAATGATCCGTGGTTCTTAATGCTGTCATAAAAGAGAGGGATTACACTCCCTCGACTACCTATCACGTTACCATACCTACAAACGATATGTCGCACTGCACTATCAAGAATTAGCGTTTCACTAATGGCTTTGCAGTGTCCATATACATTCACCGGATAAACGGCTTTATCTGTTGATGTAAAAATTACAGTTTTATTACCCTTTTCTGCGTAATTTAACACGTTTTTTGTAGCTTGGAGGTTAGTTTTGATACATTCAAGTGGGTTTCTTTCCATTACATCGATGCATTTAAGTGCTGCAAAATGAAATATCTTATCAATTCTATAATTAATTCTATTGAATGAATCTCGATCTCTAACATCACCCAAAATTAAATTAACATGATCTTTATATTTGAAAGTTTGTTGCTTTTGCTCATCTCTAGACAGACCAATAATAACGTGACCATCTTCCAAAAGCTTTTGAGTCACTATTGTACCTAGTGTCCCAGTGATACCAGTAATTAAAATATTCATTAGCGCCTCAAGCGTGTAAACACATTATTGGGATCGACTCTTACAAAGCCATATCCGTGCGTTTTAGTGTCAGATAAGAAATCGGACAATTCCTGAGACGGTTTAATATTTGTTGTTTTTTTAGTTTTGACTATCTTGATTGCTAGAAAAAGATTGATCATTACTGAAATGATGAGAAAAATACTGATTAGAATTATAACGTGCATCATATTTATCATAAATTATCTCAGAAATTGTCGCTTATTTTCTTAGAGTATCTAATTTAAACTCTAACTTGTCAAACCTTTTATGCAGCTCAGTATCTAGCCTATCTATTCTATTACAAATACTAGTTATTTGAACAGTAACAGTTTTTTGACTAGCTTCCAATTCTGCCTTGGTCACTACATTGGGAGCTATCATCGTGAACAAAGCTGATAAAACCACGATGATAGCAAGT